ATCATTGTAACAACTTTTGCTACAAAACCAACCATTAAGTTCAAGGTCTATTTCTTCACCACAATTTTTACAAGTGTTCACTTCTACTGGTTCTGTGTATTTCATTATTACACCACCTTTGTACATAATGTTTAATTCACCAAGCAATTCGTTTGCTTGTTCTTTGCATTCTACTGTTTCAAGTAGTTCCTTTTTATAATAAAATTTATACATAATTTTTTGTGTTTTTAATATATACACCAAATATATATAAAAGGTTTCAATTATTTACAATTTATTAAAAAAAAGTTTATAAGTGTGTGTTTAGATAATAAAAAAGGTGCTATTTCTAACACCTTAATTACTAATTAATATAAATTATAAAGATAATATCAAATATAATCAAATTATTGGAAATTGTCTACTATCAATAGCACATTTTAAACTACGTACTTTATTTACTCTATCTCTACCAAAGTCAAGCGTTAATATTCGACCACCAAGTATTTTAATTGGTCTACCTTTTTCAATGTGAAAACCGTTTGATCCGTCTGCGTATTCGTCTTTATAAGTTCCAGTTATGATATTATGAACGTATTTGTGTCTTATTTCACAAACACCTTTTTTAAGATACAAAACTTCTTTTGCGTCAGTACGTGCAGCGTTTTCGTGTATATGTCCCATTGTAAAAATGTCTGCTTCATACATACTTAAAGCCCTTGTAAGATTAATAGCACCTTTAGTTACTGCACCACCACCACCAGTACCGTGATAATACTTTAATTTTAAGCTTTTAAACATATTGCTATTATGATATTGAAACCATATCCAACCACCATAGCCACCAGTTTGCACATTTGAATTACACTTGTAGTTTAGTAAGTCTACAAACCTTGCAATTATATCTGTTTCTTGATGCTTAATAATACTTGTTTCGTGGTTACCATAACCAATTAACTTAATAATATGTGCGTAAGGTGTAAACCATTCTACTGCAGTTCTTACTATACTATCAAAGTAATTATTAAAAGCGTGTTCTGGTCTTACATCACTTTTATTACCTCTACGGTCACCTTTACCTTGCATTAAACAGAACATATCACCATTAATAAATACTGGTATATCTTCTTTTAAACAATAGTCTAAATGTGCTTTAAGAAGTTCACGGTTACAATGGGGGTTGTCCCAATGCAAGTCAGAAAGTATAGCTAATTTTGTGTTTTTCTTGTCAGTTTCAAATTTAGCTATGTTTTTACTTATCCGTGTGACTTTCATTTTTTAGCTTTCTTAGCTGCACGTCTTGCTTTTCTTGTCAAGAACCAACTAACAACTTTACCAATCCAATTTACTTTAGAAGAAACATCAACAGTAGTACCGTCTTTATCAGTTTTAATTTCAAGGTCTAATATATCACTTTCAGTATCAAGCTTAAATATTCTTACATCACCAGTCCTTGAATATATAACATCAACTTTGTCTGTGTCAATTTCTATATAGGTTTTTTTCTTTTTTTTATCACGTACAAATTGAACATCAAAGTTCTTTGTATCTACATTAACCTCTATTGGTTTAATTGCATTTTTCATATTAAACATATTATTTATTTTTAAAATTCTTTTATTAAGCACATACTAAAATACCTTTGCTTACTATCTTTACACATTTTTATAATTGACTCATACTCGCTATTAATGTTACAGACGCAGCACCCCGCAGACCAACCATTAATATTATCACGTTCAAGTAAGCTACCTTTTCTGTAAGTAGAACCGTGAAAGTTAGTGTAAATTACACCACTTTCAATTTTACCTATTTCTTCGCTTTTATCGTTTAAATTACCGTCACGATAGTACAAGATTTCTTTTTTACTGTGTTGTCTTAAACAAGGCATTTTTCTGTTATGTAATCCGTATTTATATACGTCATAATACCATTCGTCAGACTTAATAACCGCAGCACCTACTCTATTATATCTTTTAAAACCACCTTTTAAAATACTTAAACCTGGATTAGTAGTACCAGTTGTTACAGTCACAAAGTCTGTACCTTTGTAAATGTAAAATTTGTCATCAAATTTGTTTGGTTTATCTGCTTTACTTCTTACTGCTAAGATCCAATAACCTTTTGGAAATTCCTTAAAACTTTCTAATTCTTGTACCCTATCTAAAAGTTCTTTATCTGTGTACTTTCTTACCATTGTGTATATTTTTTTTTCGTCAATACTTAAACTATTATAATTATACTTTTTTTCTTTTAATATTTCACTTTCTGTTTTATAATATGGTTCGTTTTTGTGTCCTAAAATTGTTTTTTTATAATATCTAAATATCCAAGTCCTTCCTTTTTCTTCTTTTAGTTTTATCATTTAATTTTTTTTGTGCTTTTCTTTTGTATTCTAAAAGTGCTTTGTTTTCTATTTTAAGCTTGTGTAAAAGACTATCGTTTACATTTCGTAGACTATCTATATAAAGTTCACTTTCGCACGTTATAACGTCTTTATTCGTTTTTTTCTTGTCTAGTGTTAAAGTTGGTTCAAAAAATGACCCTATTGCACTTATTATAGCTACGATTATAATAGTCTTATTTTCCATTTTAATTATTCTTCAAGTTCTTTGTTTCTTTTCTTTTCAAAAACCATTTCTTGCATAAGTAATTTATCGTGTTTTCGTTCTTCATCACATTCCTTTAACATTTCTTTATGTTGCAATATTTCGTTTTCTTTTGAGGTTAGTAAATATTTACCTAACCAAACAAAAGCAAAAACAACTGCAATTAATATAACACTATACGGTGTGCTAAAAAATTGTTTTAAACCTACATTAAAAATTTTCTCCTTCATTTCGTTCTATTCCAGCTAACATTTGTAAAACCGTATAACTAATTAATAACACACCACCAAACATTTTATAATAAGGAGCATTTAATAATAAGCTTGTACCAGTTAAAATAGCACTACAAAATACTATAATACCAAATATATATATGTGATTTTTATTCATCTATGTCGTTTTCTTGCCATTCGTCAGTTTGTACAACTTCAAGCATTTCAGCGTGGTCATATTCTGCAATTGGCACTATTAATTCATCTTCTATAAAAGTTGGTGTTTGATTCCAACTTAAAATAAATTGTGTTAAGTCTAATGAACGTCTTACAGTTTCATTACTTGTTTGACCTACTTGTTTAAAATCTACTTTTGCTAAATCGTCTATACTTATAGTTGCGTATGTTCTAAAATTTAATTTCATTTTTTTAGTTTTTTAAGTTGGTACATTAGTGCTAAATGTTGGTGTATTAATTAATGTACCGTTATTACTTCCTACTTCATCTGTGATAGTTGTTCCTAATATATTATCATTGTCGCCCATTCTCCACCAATTAACCAAACCACTGTGGCCAGTTAAATCAGTTGGAGTTGATGATATTGCGTTTACTTCTGTTTGGCTTAATTCTTTACTAAAAATCGCTACCTCGTCAATTTGACCGTCTGTGATTTTAAAAGTATCTCCACCTCTTTTGCCTATTTGAAACGTGCTTGTAGGACTTGATTTTAAACTTGATGGGCTATTAAAATTGATAGATTGTAAATATAACGTGCCGTTTACATATACTTTTGTTTTATCTCTATTCGGTGAATTACTTGCATTATAAGTAGCCACAATGTTATACCATTCTCCAGTGTTAATTGTTATAGATGAATTTCTATAAGTAGTATTTGAGCCAAAACTAACGTCAATTTGGTTATTAGAAGGTTTTAAAAATAATGCAAATTGTCTGTTATTATTACTTCCGCCAGTTCCTTCCCATTGAGAAAGTATAAATTGGTCATTATTAGATTCTAAATAGACCCAAACAGAAATACTTGCTTCAGTTAAACCATTTAAAGTTGATAAAACTCCGCAATCAACGTAAGTGTTTACTCCGTCAAAACTTACAGAATAAGTATTAGAAAAACTTGCAGCACTTAAAAGTGTGTCACCAGCTGCACTTAATCCATAAACCGAACCCCAATTATTTGCGTTATTAGTAGAACCTTTACCCCAATCTATTGTATTTTCAACACCTTGACCCCATCCATTTGTTACCGCCATAATTTTTTTTTTAAGTTGTTAAATCTCCGTATATATACCATTCATCTGTTGCTCTTTTAATTAATGTAGCAACACCATATTGAGCAGCTATTTTTGTTTTACCACCACTTGAACGTAATGTAGCACCAACTAAAGCTGCAATTCTTAATTGTCCAGCACCATATTGAGCTAATTTTATTTCTGTTCCAATAGGAAAAGCCACACTACTATTTAAAGGAATTGAAAAAGTCTTTGTTGCTGCGTTATTCAATTCAACTAATTTATTAGCATCACTTAATACAAAAGTATATGTATCTGTTTGTGTGTTTACTGTAAAACTTTTTAATTCAGCACCAGTTAGATATTTAGTGTCGTAACCACCAGAACCGTCAGACTTACTTATAATTAATAAATCTGTTTCTTCCAGGTTACTACCCTTTGCCGTTAATTGACTTATTTTCTTTTCTGCCATTTTGCTTTAAGTATTTTTTTAACTTTAATATGTTAATTTCTTTTGGTTTACTTTTTCGTGTTTTTTTCATATATACCAATTTCCATAGTTTACACCCCTTTGTGGATTTACGTCTTCATTTGTGTTAGAAGTATATTCAGGAAACAATGTACTATTATTGTTTAAATAATCTACACACCTTGTAGCATAATTTTTAGCTATTTTCCTTTCTGCTTCTATAAGCTTTTCTAATTCGTCTTGGTCTATTACACTTGCATTTTCTGAAGTGTGCTTAAATACACCTTTATTTGAAATTGACACCGTGCTAAATGGTAAGTATTCAACCATTGAATAATGTACTAACATTGGTTTAACATAGGTGTTTACAAGTGTTTGGTAGTTACCAGTTAAAGAACCAGCAGCAATATCACTTTTAAGCTTTTCAAGTAAGTCTGTACCTAAAAAATTTAAAATATGTATTTGTTGAGCAATATATATAAATTGCAAGTAATGGTCTTGGTCTACATTACCATTTAAAGAAGTAAACCTTGTGATGTCGTTTCTTGATATTAAAAGTACGTTTGCCATATTAATTTTCGTTTACTGGTGTTGTAAAATTTCTTGGTTCTATAAAACCTCTATTTGTCATTTCTCTTGGTCTTTTCGCTACTTTACTATCGTTTTTTAAAACACCTTTTTTAGGATCATAACCATACTTCTTTATTCGTCTTTGTGCTATGTTTCTAACATTTGGATTTTTTAAATCAAGACCAGGTGCGTCAGTAAATTGTGCGTACACTTCACGATTCCAACGGTGTCTGCAAGAACCACCACCTTTGTACAACCAAATAGAATAAGTATCTGCACCACCTTTACCCCAACCAGCATTTACTGGTGTACTATCCATTCTTATAATATCTTCTTTTCTATACATTTTATTTCTACGTATCATTTCTCTACAAAATGGTCTTGTATTTTTTTGTACTGTTCCAGCATATCTGTATCTTGTATAGAATTTAATACCGTCTACTTCTATATCTTGTTCACTTTTAGCATTTGGAAAAGCCATACCACTTGAAACAAACTTATATATTTTTGATAAGGTACTTTTAGCTTTGCTACCTTCGTTAGCTTTTGCTATAATTTCGTCTAATTTTTCTTCGTTGTCATAGTCTACTTCGCTTTCATCTATTAGTAGCCAGTCGCTTGGTACGTCTTCACCAAATTCAGCAAGTTTTTCTACAAGCTCTATATCACCTTTTTCATCTTCTTTACTAAAACTGTAACCAGTTTCTTCTTCTTTTTCTTCAGCGTCTTTATATCCGTCTAAATCTTTAAATTCTAAAGGTTGTAAAGTCCTGAAATATAAGTTTAATGCAACACCATTGTAAGCTAATATCTTTTCAATAGCGTCTATTATAACGCGTTGCATTGGTTTTATATTTAAGTTTTCAAACAAAATACTTGAATTTTTTAATTCATCAGCATTTGAACTAAAACCATTTGCGTTTGCTATTCCAAATAATAAAGGTGAAGTTACATTATGTCCTAACATTATTTTACGTA